CGTTCCATTTAGACTCGAGTTTCAGTTTCTTTGCGAACAGTACCATGTTGTCCTGAGCCATTTGTAACCTCCTCATAGGTTATATAAAAATCATTTGCAGTACTAGTGTATTGCATATCATTTTGTTCCCATTTTATATCAGATTTTCCTAAAAAGTCAATAATGGGTTTATTTAGCTCATCCGCATTATTTATCTCTTTATCACTTTCGATTTCAAATTTTGTTTGAAGATGTTTTGTAAATATTTTTATTAAGTATTTATATTGAGTCATTTTTTCTTTCTATTTTAATAATGAGGCGAGATTGTGTCTCGCCTCAAAATTTTTAATTATTATGCACCTGGTGATGCAAAAATACCTCTATAGTCAGATACACCAAATGAGTATCTTTCTCTAGCTTTGTATCTTACGTTACCAGTGTCGAAGTCACCTTCCATAGCAGTTTTAATAGCTGCTCTTTCAAAGTACTTCATACCATTAGGCACGTCAGTGATAATGTAAAATGCATCTGGATCAGTTAAGAAATTGTTCACTCTGTAACCTTGAGGAACCATTCCCATAGAAACGATTGCATTGATGTCATTATCAGCAGTACCAACTCTACCTTGAGATTTCATCAATCTCTCAGCAGTGAACTGAAGTTCAGAAGGGATAATCATTTTAACACCTCTTGCAGCAATTTTAAGACCTCTTTCGTCTGTCATTGCAGCAATATCGATTAATGATTGCTCTAATGAAGTTTCATTCAAGTCAGCAGGCGTTGCTAACGTGTTAGATACAGTTCCACTAATTGTAGGGTGATTAGTTGCAAATAATGCAGAACCATCACCTGAAGTGAATGTACCAAAACCATTAACTAATGGGTTAACCGCTTTAACTTGTTTAGTGTTCGCCATAGATCTAGCTAATGCTTTAGTATATCTACTTCCAAGTCTGTCATATAGGTTATCTTCAACCGCTTCTTCAGTGATTGAAAATGCTAAAGCTACAGTCTCGTGAGTGTATCTTGAAGTGTAAGTCTCTTGAGCATTGTCAAAAGTTACACCAGAACCCTCAGCTTTTGTCTGTGCTTGAGCAAAACCTGATAACATAACTTCTTCTTCAAACGCTCTGTCTGAAGACTCAGTAGTATATATTTCAGCATGCTGATTCTCGTAACGTTTATATTCCAGACCGAATAAAGCATTCAAACCTGGCTCTAGTTCTTTAACTAGTTGTCCTCTACTTATTGCCATAATTATTCTCCTCTATTAGATTCCGGCTGTTTGTTTTAAGAAGTGCTCATTGATCGTAACAACCCAGTTAACATTAGCAGAAGCTAAGTCAGAGTTATCAGGATCTTTAGACACACCAACAATTTTCAACTGTGCTGTCGTTGTTGCAAGAGTTGCATCATCCAATTCTACTTTTGAAATGTAGTTTGGAGTTGCACCTGCTGTGTAAGCAATGTCAGCATTGTTTCCAACGTCAGTCTGTGCAGAAGCACCTGCGTTATTTGATTGAACCTCAAATCTTTCATAAGGGTCATCACTTACGAATCCAACAATGTCTGTTGCAGTGTTAGATGCAGCTAAGTGATTAGCCCATGTAGGTTTTGAAGTTGAAGCGTCAGTATAGAATACACCGTTTAGTGAGCCTAATAAAACGTCTCCCGCTGCTGCTACACCAATAGTTCCAGTAGCTAACATTTCTACTGGGTCCCATTGATAAATAGCTGTTGCAGAAGCTGCAATATCATATTCACTTAAACCTTGATTGTCTCTATTCTGTCCGACTTTACCAATTGCTTTCAAACCGAAAGCGGCGTCTTTATTTGCCATAGTATTTGTCCTCCTTAGACATGTTTAGTTTAAGTGTAATTTGTTGGCTTAGAAATTCTTTAATTAGGATTTCTTACTACCACCAAAAGTTACACGAGTTTGTCTATCAATATTGATAGGCATACTTGGGTGCTGTTCCTTCATTAAATCGTTGTCAACTGCTTCAACATTGTCCTGAGCTTGTTTTGTATAATAGTCAGTACGTTGTTGTGCGATTTCTTCCGGTACCCTTGCCAGCACAAGGCCACCAACTCCGATCACTCCCTTATATTTACCGTCTTCTACTTGTGGATAATCAGAATCTGGATATTCATCAGATCTAACTAATTCATATCCTGATCTTATTCTTCCAGCGACATTCTTAGTGTCATGAAATCCTAAGGTTTCTGCTCTAATCCATCTGTGCGTAAAACCTGCCGGTGCAGGGGGTGCATCTAAACTTGATGGTGGAGACCAAACTTTTTTTTGAGCTGTTTTTTCTCTAGTTTGACTCGCACGCGAGGTTCTTTTATCGTTATTATTTTCCATATGCTTATACCTCCTTCGTGATATTTAATTGTTTCGCATATTCTTCTAGCGGCACTCCTAATTTTTTAGCTATTGCTACCTGTGATGAAGTGAGTCTCACAGTTTTGCGACCAGATTTAGTACTTCTTTTTGCAGATGCAACTGTCTGTACAGGTTTGGCCGTTTCCACCTTTTGTTCATTATTAACAAATTTGTGGGGAAATTCAAGTCTTATTCTTTTATCAATCTCAGAATAATACTCATCAGATTGAGGGTCAAAACCTTCCTCTTCTGTTAATTTCTTATGTAAATCAAAAGCAGTATAAGTCATAGCGCTATCTCTACCAAACCATGTGTTTTTCTCTGCCCATAATGAAGCTTTAGGATCAGGTGTTCCTTGTGCTATTTCTTGCCTATTTAAATTAACTTGAGGTTGTTGAACCTCAGTTTCTTTAACTTTACTTTCCTGTTCTTGATTTGCTTTAGCTTCTAAAAATCTAGCTTGTTTATAACCTAGTTCAGAAATCATAGTCTGAGCTTCTACTTCAGCATTAATATCTCCTGCTTCTCTAGCAGCAGCTAATCTTGCTTTTGCAGATTCTAGTCCAGATACAATAGATTCTTCTGTAGACTTTAAAAATCCAGGTTCTAACTTTGAAAGTTTTTCGTCAGCTTTTTTCTTGTCCAACATAACTCTTTCAGCATAAGTTAAAGCTTCTTCTTTTTGTCTCTCAGCTTCTCTCCATTTTTTAGTAAGCTTTGCTATTCTTTTTTGAACACCTTCTGAATACTGTTTTAATTCGTCTTCTTCTTTTGGTGCTTCTGCTTCTTTAACTTCAACTTTTTCAGTTTCAGTATTTGTTTCAGCAGTTTCTTCTACAACAGGTCTTACAGTAGGTTCTTCTTGTATTTCCTGCTGTTCAACTTCTGTTTGATCTTTTTCTTCAGCGATATCAACATCCATTGCTGGACCAGTTGTGTCTATATCTACTGTTTTATTTTCTTCTTGTTGCATAGTTTCCTCCTATGTGGTTAATATTGATGAAGTATATCTTCGGGTTTATCGATGGTTGCTAAAACTTCATCATCATTTAGCAATCTTACTTCTCCCCCATCTATCTGAATTCTTGATCCAGCATATTTTGCAAAAATAACCCAGTCACCTTTTTTACACCAGGCTCCTTCAGGAAATTTTTCTTTATCATAACAATGTGGTCCCATAGCAAGAACTAGACCGCAAGTAGAACCTACTTGTTGTCTCTCAAGTGTATCTTGTCCAAGATATAGTCCACCTTTAGTTTTTTCTGGCATTTTAAATGGAAGAACTACAAGTCTCCATCCAGTTGGTTTAGGTAATTTAGAAGATTCTTTTGTTTTTAATCTTTCATAACCATCAACTTCTTTTTGATGATCATCTTTGTATTTATCTAACAATGCCGATTTAACTTTCGGTTCTTCCGAAGTCGACGACGTTTTCTGGTCTTTCAGTATCATTTTTTTCCTCCTTAGGATTTAGCAGGTTTGATATTTCCTGTGATATTCTTAAATAGGCATGTGCCTGTCCCATCATATACTTGTATTTTTCCATATTGTCAACACCTCCACCAATCATATTATCTCCAATAGATTGATACTGTTCTTTAAGATGTTTTTGTATTTTATTTAATATTACTAGTTCTTCATTTAACATTTGCTATTTTACCTTTGTTATTACCTTTCTTGATTACGTATTTCTGTGTGCCATTCGCACCTGTCTCTACTTCTTTACGAAGATTTTTAAATAACATTTGTTGTTTACTCTCTTTTTCTTTTTTTTCAAGAAAAGATTCTATTATTTTTGAGTCTCTCATTTTCTTTTTCTTTTTTTATGTAATAATTTAACTCTTGAGTTCCATAACCATGAAGTAAACTTAACAGAATAAGTTTCTAACCAAGAAAACATATCATCCAATAAACTAAAAAATTTATATATAAATCTATCTATCATTTACTACCACCAATATAACCACCTATAACTCCAATCAATCCTGTAACTGACATTTTCATAAGTACTATTATGCTTTCGTCTATTGGTCTATCTTCTTGAACAGCTACCCAATAATCACCAATAATAATGATACCTAATAAAATTAAAACACCACTTGTTATTAATAATATAACTATGTCTTTAAAATTTTTAATCATTAGCAATTCCACTTTCTAAGTGATTTATTAATTCTTGAATCCGGATCCCTAGCTGTTTTAGCCGAAGTTAATTTCTTCTTCAT